GACCAACAAAAGGCGGTCGGTGGACACTATATCCTCACGGATATAGAAAGGCGTAACGTCGCATCCGTTAAAGTAGTGCTTACCGCACGACTCACGGAACGGCCCACTTGCAAAGCTCTTCTTTGGGTTCACAGTGAATCCGCAGAAGGAAAGTAGCTTACACAAGGGTTCGTACACGTTACCGGAGATGACGATGTCATCCCCATAAACGAGTAAGCGACGCTCCTCTTCGTCATGGAGTTCAAGGACGGCCTCACAGAGACTCCAGAAAATCAGAGTCTCTAATTCAAACGTGAAGCCGTTCCCCATAGACGAAACCTTTTGGTACGATACCTCAGTACCATCAGGTAGAACACCGACTGGTGATCGAGCATGCTCGATTGCACTAAACCAGTCGTTCGGGAGTAGCTCAGCCACTAATCGCAATGATATAGTGTCTGAGGCCGACGACAAATCAACGGTCGCCAACTTACCGGTCTTACTTCCCTCGAGAGCCAACTTTTGGTTGTTCTCTTGGGTATCAAGATCGATACCTACACGCCGAAGACGCTTCCGAATCAAGCCACCGATCCCCTTCTGAATCCAAAGATTCATTTGGGGCTCAATAGCAATAACTCGGTCCGTTTTCGCGTTCTTAGGCACAGTGGTAATGCGGTTCCCCTTGACGACCTTCAAAACGTCAAAGGGCGCCTGCCCTCCCGCCAGGGAGGCTATGTGGTTAAACCACATAGGACAACGGCGCAATGCCGTGTACGCAAGTGCCGCACATCCCTTCGTTACTTCGGGAACTCTCCCGAACTTGTAGTAAGCATCTCCGTATTTTCGTTTCAGGTCGAAAGTCGCACCTGGACCAAAACCGAAGAGCTGCTCTGCTTGCTCCCAATCAAAAGGACCAAGTACTCGTGCTATCTTTCTTCGCGCCGTATGAAGATACGACGCGAACGACACAGTTGTAGAAGCTGTGCCGTAGCTACGAGCAAGACGAAGGTTTGTCTCTAAGCAGCTCCTTTCCGCCGCCTCGAACGCCGCAATGGCGACCTCTTGCCGATCGATGCCGAGATTCCAAGACGGAAACTTCGACATAAGTTCAGCGACAAGGTAATCATCGCGGAAAACCGAGGCGTCTCTATAAGTGGACGGATCCACTTTAAGAGAAACCAGTTCATGGAACCTCCTAGACCTTAGAAGGTCCAAAGCTGTTTTGGAAAGGTCGTTATCCAAAGCCCCGTAAAGGGATTCTGCGATAGCGGTTGCTTGACACTTGTAACGGCGGTACATCCCACTAACCGGGGATGCCTGCTGCTTCACACGCATGGGAAATACTCCTCGTGGTGTATGGACGATCCAGTTGTTCCGGAGGAATTACTCTTCCGGGCTGGACTGGCGGTATTCACTTCCTTCCTCCATCTCGGGACGTTCCCGACGGAGGGCGATCAATTTCTTGATTCCCTCCGAGAGAGACAAAACGAGTTGAAGAATCGAAATGAATTTCGGAAGCCCCGGAAGGGGCCTCGACCGGAACATGTTAGTAAACATGTTCCAGGTCCTGGACGACCGAAGTCGTCAGCGAATTCGCCAGAAGGTTCTTGGCATAAGCCAGGAGATCCTTTCGTTCCTGCAGCACCGAGCTTTCCGGAAGGACAAACTCCATATTGCAACGTGCAGTACGGGAGATATAGTCCTTGCCAGTCGTCGGATCCGTAGCAACCGTTGGCAGAACGATTTCGAACTGCATACGGTAGTTGCGAGCTCCATTGGACGGATCCTTCTGGCGAGAATTCACCAGAAGATAACCAGCGGGTTTACCGCCGGAACGATCAGCCCAACGGGACTCAAGCCCGTTCGTCACTACCGGTGAAAAGGTGTGGGCGACGGGAGTGGATTGACCATCATTGATGGTCAGATTGCCGATGGCGGGCATACGCTTCTCTTAATTGAGAGGTTAACGGAAAGAACCCGATAGCAATGCTAATGCATTAGCTATGTGGGTCGTGCTTAGCGGATTCTTAATACCTGGAAACCGCGGCAGGGGTGAGCTGTC